GGATCACAGTAATAGTTTCAGTGTCTCCCGGAGGACTCGTGAACGTTATGGTTGTTCCGCTTAGTGTATAAGCACTTGCTGGATTTTGATATACATTACCTACAGCAACAACAATGCGTTGTGTTTGGTTACTAGTAACACTTGTACTCATTGTAAATGCTGTTGTTGAACCATCACCAGTAAAGGAATCCTGTGTAACCGGCACAGCGCCTTCTTTACTGAACTGCACAAAACCGCTGCCGTCAAAGTATTCCATTTTGGTTGTGTCTGTGTTAAAGCGCAAGTCGCCTGCTTTAGCTGCTACAGGTCTTTCAGCAGTTGCACCTGCAGGTATTTCTATCGCCTTAGTGTCTACTGTTTTAATAAGATCACCGCCGTCTGATCTGCCTCTTGTTTTTACAAAGCCAGCCATTAGATTGTTACCGAACTAACTGTTGCGTAGATACTAGATCCTACACTTGCAACACATTGAACTGTATCACCATTGCTTAGTACTAGTTTCTCTAAATTAATAACATATGTATCTGCTGGATCTACTGTAATTGCTTTAACTATTTTATTTGTTGCATCTGCACTTCCGCCATTTTGCACAATATGCACATCTAATGTTCTAGCTGAGGCATTATCGTTCATAAAAAACATACATGTAATAGCAGTTGTGCCACTGCTTGTGTATACTGTGGTTGCACCTGTTCCTACTGCACCTGCTTGTGTAATTGCCATTTGTTAGTTCCTTTAAAAAATTAATCCGTATACGATGGCTTTTGATTTACTAACCAATTCGTCACTGGTGCTGCCATCTACAAAAAATACACCTGTACCCCCGCCTGACGCTGTATCTGCATATAATAGTGTTGCGCCTGAGGTACTACTAGGCGCAACTGCTTGATCATTAAGTTTTAGAGCACTGGCAATTGTAACTTTTCCTGTTCCATTGGGTACTAGTTGTATATCTACATTACTCGCTGCACTTACAATGTTTTTGCCGTTGATATCTAAATCACCACCTAGTTGCGGAGTAAGATCTTGAACTACTTCTGTTAGTCCAGTTGAACTAGTAACAAGAAGAGCATCAAAAGTGGCGCCGCCATCAGTACTGATCTTAAACTTATCATCATTCTCATCAAAAACAAATTGTGCATTGTTTGAACTTCCACGATCAAACTCTAGTCCACTGTAACGTCCTGTTATCCCTGCTCCACTTTCGCCATCATTTAGTGTAATAACTCTATCTGATATACTAGTGTCAGTACTAGACACTGTGGTAGTAGTACCAGCTACTGTTAGGTTTCCGTTGACAGTTGTATTACTGTTTAAGTTAATACTGCCGCTAGGATCTAGCGTTAAATCGCCTTGAACTCTTTGTACACGACTCATAAATAGTTCCTTATAAACTTATAACTTATTTATCCATACCTACGAATGTCTGAAACTCTGGTTTTGTCATTACACTAAAGTTGCTCATCTGTTTCCACTCATCAGGAGTAAATCCTTTCAGAGGATTCACATGTATAAAACGTATATGATTGTAAACTTCTGCAATGTGTACAAGTTGATCTACCCAGTTTCCATAAAAAGTTGGGCCGTCATCCGGGCCTTTGTAGTGTTCGGTGCCTGCATAGATGTTATTAATATAACTTGTATCGCTGTGTAAGTCCATACCTATTAGACAGATGTAAGCAAATCCTTTTGTAGCTGCTATTGCTGCCGCATTAGGTCCACTGCTATATCCTTGCCAACGTTTGTCTAAGGGTAAACTCGTATTGTTTGTGTACTGAGGCCTTGTATAGTGTTCTTTGAATGTCCAAAACAACTCGTGATTTTGTATTTCCTTTGTCATTCCCTCATCAACACTCACTAAGACGTCGACATGCTTGTTTGTGTACATTCTATTACAAGCAAATACAGTACCTCTAGATTGTAAGTCACCGGTGTCAAATTCAAGACGAGATTGACCATTTCCTAGTACGAAGGCAAATTCATTCATAGTTTATTATAGCAATATATACTGTATGAGTCTACTCAAATTTTCTCATAAAAATTATACGTGGGGCATTGTACGCAATCAAAAATGTGCAAGTACCACAGTTCTAAGTTATATAGCACAAGTGTTATGGCAGGCAGATCCAAACGAGTTACAATCATACAATACTTTTAACACGCATGCACCTGGTGTATATCGTAAGTTTCTAAACTTCAGTGACTATGAGAATGAACTAGCTGAGTGTGATATTCGAGTTGCCATATGGAGAGATCCTGTTGAAAAATTTGTAAGTGGATTCTATCATACAATGTATTCTCCCACAGGCGCACAGGATGCACTCTGGCAAGGGCCACATACACTTGATGAGTTTTTAGAAAACTACAATTACTACTTCGCTAATAGCGTACAAGTTCGAGAACACTGTAGTACAAATACTCAACGCCTCGGACCTAGTCCAGGTTTTTACACAGACGTTTACTATTATACAGAGACTGATCGGTTAGCACAGTTACTAGGTGCAACAACTCTTGTTAACTTGCGTAAAACAGATAGTAAACCTAAACTTACCAGTAAACAACGTGAACGTATTGTCGAAATACAGTTCGCAGATTACACAAACGGATGGTGCTGACTAGCGTTAGCACTCGTTAGCGACGGCAACGATCACCGTGCCAGCGAGCATACATACCTTTAGAAACAGTTTTGTTGCAATGTTCACATGTTATTTTAATTTGTGAAGGATGTTTACCTTCAGCTAACATACGTTCATTCTGAGTAGATCCTACCCAGGGATTTTTACCTTCTTCTATCATGCGTTTATTAAACTCTGTACCAAAGTTGTGTCTACCTTCTTTGATAAGTTTTTTATTAAGTTTGCCGCCAGCATTAGGACTTTTTCCATCTTGCCAATGATGCCGACCTTCTGCCGCTGCTACTGTACTTGGATTATTTGTTAAGTTCCGCTCGCGAAGTCTTTTGCTTGCTGCTTTTCTGTTTTCAGCCTTTTTCATAGGAGCGTTTTCACTTTGGAAAATATGTTTTCCTTCTAGTACTAATTCTTTTTGTCTTTGGCTTATTTCTCTTGTGCGTTCTGGACTTTTTTTCAGCCAATGATTTTCCCCTTGCAATTTTGCTCTTACTTCAGGTTGCTTCATGGGATTAAAGTTGCCAGTAGCAAATCCTGTACTTGCATTACTCATGTTCATACATAGATCGTTGTTTATGTGTTCAGCAATGTATTTTTCTTCCATCTCGATAAGTTCATCAATAGTAGTTGCTTCTGCTAATATTTCCCTTGATAAAGTTGATTTATCTTTTATCTGAGATACCCATATGCCAGATCCAATATACCCGTCATCTATATTGTCTGTGCTATGTCTACCAATATAGTATTTTCCGTTTGTGTGAGTTGTTTTATATATAATGTGTTTCATATGTTTATTTATCATAATCACACGCATTACCATAAGTTTTTAGTCAACAAAAAGGGGAAGCATTTCTGCTTCCCCAATCTGTTTTGAGCAACTGCCCGTCTAAACTAGCTTATGCAAAGCTAATATTTGACATGGCGATCTCGCCCACGTAGTCACCAGCATTACCTAGGCTCGATGCAGTATTTGATAGCTCTACGTACCCGTAACGAGTCATAAAGCTAACAACTGGCTCAAATGTACTTGGATCAAGTACTGTACCTGAGCTCATTAGTGGTACATATGGGCAGTAGAATGCTGCTGCATCTGTCTCACTTGAACCCTTGTAACCAACTAGAACGGCAGTTGAATCTGCTGCATAGCTGTCTACATAGATACGCATTGCGCCATTTAGTGTACCAACGAACTTGGTGTTTGTTGGTGCCTCAAATGTGCCTTCAGTTGTACGAGCAAAAGCACTTGTGCTTGCACTCTGTAGAACTGTTAGTGCTTCTGGGCTAACAACTGCCCAGTTACCTGCACCACGACGTGTGCGCTGAGCAATCTTGTTAGCAACACGGTTGACTAGAACTGCAAGAGCTGCGTGCTCGTCACCAACGTATGTTGCTGTACCACTAACTGCTGCCTGGTTGTAGGTCTCTTCTGTTGCTGCTAGTGAGCGAAGTGAACCGAGAACTTCCTGGTCGATTTCAGCGGTAATTTCTTGTGCTAGGGCAGCCATAATTTCTGCCTCAACATCGATACCGTGCATGGACTGTGCGTCCTGTGCGGCTTCAAATGTCCAGCGAGCCTGTAGCTTACGTGTCTTGGCTTCTACTGGTTGCTTCAAGATTTGGATTGAGATCTGGTTACCACCGTCACCTTCCATAGCTGCTGTTGTACCTGCACGACCTGTTGTGCTTGTTGCACTGGTTGTACCGGAATATGCGGTTGCAATCTTGAATGGGCTTAGTGCTTCATCACCTGCTACTGTGTCTGTATCGAATGGTGAGCTAGCTGTTGATGTAACAGTCTCAGCATAACGAACACGTAGAGTGTGAATCTGGCCAACTGGGCCCTGCATTGGTTGAACACCAACGATTTCGTTGGCGATAACTGTTGGCATAACACGACGGATAACTGGTAGAATAACACGGTTTAGTGTTGCTACGTTACCACTTGATGTTGCGCCAGTGGATGCTGCCTCTGCGAGATACTTCTTAGTATTCTCTAGGACAACTGACATGCTGCTGCGTCGTGAACCTTCTAGACCCTCAAGTAGAGCATCCTTGGTTTCACCCCAACGGCTTTCTAATAGTACGTCTGACATTTATAGTCTCCTCTAGTACCTTACTTCAGGCCTGCCAACTGGCGTAGTTGAACAATATTGCTATCGTCCTTTTCTTCTACAACCGGTTGTGTTTTGATTTCTTTATCTCCTGTTACCTCACGGCTCTCAGAAATTACTTCCTTCTTAGCCTTTGGTGCAGCACCGTCTAATACTGCGGGTAGATAACGATCGAAAGCGGATTCTAATTTACTTGTTTGTACGCTTTCTAGAAGGTCACGCATAATTGCGCCCTTTTCTTTATTGAGCTTGCTGAGCATCTTGTCCATTGTTTCCTTGCGTGTTACGCTTTCTGTAATGGCTTCAACTTCACGCTCTTTGCTCTCAATAATCTGTGCCTTTTCAGCGTTTGCTGCTTGACTTTCAACTAGTTCAGTGTCCTTGGCTTCAAGGGCTGCTTCTAGCTGACGAATTTCTTTGTTTTCGTTGAGATAGCTTGCGCTAAATTCGCTGGCAAATGCCTCAAAGATCTTGCGTCCAAAGGTGTTTTCTTTGGCTGCTTCGATATCCTCTTTAAGTTGAGTTAGTTCTTTTTCTAGATTCTTAGCAACTGACTCTTGAACAATCTTTGCGCTACGCTCAATGAATGACTCTTTGAGTTTAGCAAACTGCTCACGTGCTTCCTTAACTAGGCGTACCTTTGTCTCTACGACATCGTTACGATCTGTCTGGAAGTCCTCAATTTCTTTAGCTAGGTTTTCAATAACAAACTGCTCAAGACGTTCAACAGTAGCGGCCTGTGCACTGCGGTCTTGGTTTAGTTCTTTAATTTCTTCTGATAGCTTTGTAACAAGGAACTTGTCAAAAGTGCTTGATGTTTCTTGCATCTTTGCAACAAACTTGGCACGATCTTCTGAGATTGCTTTCTTTTCAGAAGCGAACTCTTCAATTTCCTTTGTGAGGTTTTCAGTTACCATGCGATCTAAGGCCTCAACCATAACGGATTTGTCGTGCTCATAGCGACGAGCAAATTCCTCACGGAGTTCTGCCCTAACCTCTTCTTTGGTTTCACTTAGCTTTGCTTCCCAGGCTTCCTGGATTTCTTGCTTAGTGTCCTCATTGATGAGGTCGCTATCTAAAAGTGGTTTGATAGCATCTAGCATTATATTCTCCTAGATCTTAAGGTCCTTGATAAGACGAGTTACCTCATCCTTCAAGTATTTTTGTACTTTTTGATTACCATTTGCTTCTCTAGCAATCTCAAGTACATTGTGCCCATTACGCATATTCAAAAGTCCTTCGTAAATCGCTTTAGGATATGCATTTGGTGCACTTGGTTGTGCCACAACATCTACTGTGACAATTTCGAAGTCAGATACGTTACCTGTAGATTCTGCAACGTTGCCGCTGCCTCTACTGCTAACGCCTAACTTAACACCACTTTCCAACATGGTCTTTACTAGAGTACCCATTGGAGTTGGTAATATCTTTAGCTTTCCATAGCCGTTAGGGCCGTCCATCCACATTTCAGTAATCATGTGACTAACACGATCTAAATTAATCTTTAGATCATCGGGGTGATCAACTTCACCAAGCACACTGTTACCTGATGTGATCTGGTCATTGAGCTGCTTAACGGCATTGGAAATTTCAGCGACAGGGTAAACACGCTGGTTTGCGTTCTTTACCCCGCCCTGAATACAAATGCCCTTCATAAAGAGATCCTTACCGTCGTTCGCAGATTCTGTTACTACACGAGCTTGATCGAAAGTAAGGTGTTCCCTAAGGTAGTTCATACGTGTTCTACCTTATGCTTTGCTCATTGTTGCGCCTTTTGGATCGGCTGCATCTGTTTGAACTGTTGCTTTTGGTGCTGCTCCGCCTGACTCTTCGCCTGTTGGATCAACTGCTTTACCGCCCATGTTGTTCTTACCTGCAACTGGGCCGGCGCTGCCGTCACCTTCTTCGCTAGTAACAGGTGCTTTTGCTTTTTCTGCATACTCGCGAACCATTTCCTCAGTCTCTTCAACTGATTCCATTTCTTCTTCTTCTTCGTCTTCGTCAGCGTCGTCGCCCATTTCCATATCCATGTCCATGTCCATTTCGTCGTCCATGTCCATGTCCATTTCTGGGCCTTCTTCTTCGTCGCCGCCCATGATCTTCTCAAATTCTGCTTTGAGTTCGTCAAGTGCGTCTTCTAGGTCAACAACACGATCTTCGATCTCTTCGTCGTCGGCTTCGTCATCTTCTACTGCTAAACCTTGTTCGTCAGCTTCGATGTCGTCGATCATGTCGTCGGCTGCATCTCCGCCTAATTCTTCATCAAAGTCACTTTCTTCGACTGCTTCGTCTTCGGCAACTTCTTCTTCCTCATCAACGGTTTCTTCGTCAATTAGGTTCTCGTAAATTGAACGGCTACGTTCTACTACGATTTCGTGGAAAAGTTCTTGTGCCTTTTCCTCATCTTCTGCAATTAGTAGCTCAATGAGCTGATTAAATTTATCTGACATTTATAGGGCTCCTTCGTTCATAAGGCAAATGTGTAATTTTATTTATATTCTGTGATAGTTTTATGGTTATATGCACTGTTTTTGGCTCAAAAAATTTGATATACGAAATTTAGCCAAAAAAATAGTGTTATTGCGGCGCTACAGGCACACTATATTGTTTTTTAATACCGTCTAGTTCTTTTTTGTATTCTGTAATTTTTACGTCATTGAGCATACGCAAACGGTTAATCTGCTCTAGTGTTAAACGTGTTTTGCGGGTATCTGTCTTTTCGGCAACAGATTTATCATCCTTAGCATTCTTTTCTAAGGTTGTTAAATTACTGTTGGATTCTATTAAACTGTTTAATCTCATAGTATGTTATTTATGTGCCAATGTTCTCAGGCGTACCTGGGATAGGACTCTGAGGAGATCCGGTAATTTCCCCAGGTGCACTAGCACCTTCGCCTTCTGGTGCTTCGACACCTTCTTCGCCACCTTCTTCTGGTATGTCAGGTACGGTAAATGCGTCCAAATCACTTTCAATGCCACCTGGAGTAATACCAACACTACGCATGTTTGGCATTTCTGCATCAGGCTCGTCATTTTCTTCTGCCCACATACGACTATTTTTTGCAATCTCTTCTTCAGTAAGTCCAAGATAACGTTCTAATAAGAAACGCTTACTAAAGTATGGGAACGCTTCGAGTGATGTAAATGTACCAATCTTAGCATTATCTACTTCAGTTTCTCTGAACTTGGCAAAGTTCTGCGGTGGATTAAAGCGTAGTTCAAAACTACTGTTGTCTAGTTCCAAACCTCTCCAACGCAAGAACATTTTGAACTCTCTGTCAAATGTCTTACTAACAAGACGTTGTAGTCTCTTACAATATTCATTAAATCTATACTCTTGAATAAGAGCTGTGCCTACCCTGCCATCGTTATACCCTGTGGCGCCTTCGTCTGGCCCTGTTGGTAGATAGCTGATTGGGATACGCAATCCTCTGAATAGTTTATTGGTGAAGAATTTGAGATCGTCAATCTCGCCTAGGTTTGTACCACCTGGCAGTGTTTCAACTTTTGATCCGCGTCCTTCAGCAGTTTGTGGAAAGAAGTAATCTTCATTTGTGCTAAGTGGATTGTAGGTAGTGTCCATGATGTTTGTGCCACCACCTGTTGTACTTGGAATACGACGCTGATGAATTTCGTTTTTAACACGCTCAACAAAAGCCATAGCCATGTGTGCCGGCATGTCACCAACATCAACATAAAACACTCTACGCTCTGGAGCACGTTGAATACGATAGATAATAATAGCGTCTTCTAGTAGTTCTTTTTGCTTGAAAACTTTGAATACATTTTCAAGGATACTGTTACCAAATGGCCAATTTGTGTCTAAGCCTTCTGTGAGACTAGCATGTACAATGTGTTCTGAGCCAATAGCTTTTTCATTCATAGCATTGTCAAAACGTCCACCTGCCATCGAACCTGCACTTGTGTACACATTGCTAGGCTGAATGTAACCACTTTGCTTGTGATCACCTTGACGATGATAGTCGTCAGCATGTGTGGCTTGTGTAGCAGTTAGATTTTGGAAGTTTGGATTAATGTCTTTGACAACATACTGCTCTGGCTCCTTGCCTTCGCTTTCGTTTACAATAATCTTAGTTACTTTGGTCATGTCAACCCAGAACAGTTCAAACGTCTCTGGATCTCTAATGAACACTTGATCACCATACTTGAGTGTGTTACGGAACATCTTAAACAGTCTTTGATTAAAGTCGTTTAGATTGTTCCAGTTAACCAACTGCTTGGTAATGGTTTCAACTTCATTCTGGCTGGGATCATCATGCCAGTGAATATCCCATCCGGTGTTGTTTTCTTCGTTACCTTGTGTGCAAAACTCTGCAAGGATGTCTAGTGCCGCATTGATTTCGCTGTCAACGTCCATGTTTTCATATTGGCTATAACGCTCAATACGGTTTGGATGTCCAACATAAACCTCAGGCAAATGACTAGCATAGTGCCCATACTTAACGTCACTGCCACTGTCTCTAGGACCTGCGTTAGTCAACGGGCTGTTGTTGACAACCTTAAAATGCTTTTTCCAACTCATAACTTATTATAACACCTTTTTACTATTTACCCTAATTAAGCTGTATTGCGATTTAGTTCTTCTAGCAATTCTGCGATTGAATCACCACTTTTTGTTGTAGCATTGACATTTTCTATCGTACCCATTGCAATATTCATAATTGCTTCTTCAATTTCTGGTTTAAGTGACATTACACTTGGACCAGGTGTTTGTAGTTGTTGGGCCTCTAGCATTGCTGTATCTTCCGATACAGCGCCGCCATATGCTGCTTTTTCTTGTGCAAGTTGATTGGCTACACCTTCTCTAAAGGCGTTAAAATTACCCATTAGATTTGCCATTTGAGTTTCAGTAACAACTGCTTCTCTACCATGCAGCATAGCAAGTGTGCCGCTACCAAAATCTTGAAATAAATTACCACTGCCCATAGTACCATCATTGAATTCTAACAAATTACCAAAGAAATCTTTGATTGATTCAAACCATCCAGGTTCTTGGGTTGTAGTAGCAGTTTTTTCTGGAGTAGTTTTTGTTGCTTCTCCTGCCAAACCTTTTGTAGAATCTAATTGTTTTACAGCATCATTAAACGATCGGACGAATTTTCCAGAGTACTCTGCTGCTTCCTTAGTATATTCTAAAATTCCAACGTTTATGTCTCCAACTAGGGTGCCTATTGGACCGCCAATAAGATCTGTCATTGTTGTACTAAATGCAGTACTGGCGTCTTGAAGGGCTTTTTGCATACTAAGCATGTTTTCAGTAATAGGTCCGCCTGTTTCTGCCATTTTTTTAGTATTTTCTATTACTTTTGCTAGAGCTCCATCTGGACCAAGCTGTGCTGCAAATCTTTGCATGCCTATTACTGAGTCATTAGCTACCTGTCCAAATGTTCCCAAGTTTGTACCTGTTAGTGCAGCGGTACTTGCAATATCAGCCATGCCTGCTCGCTGCTGATCTAGTGCTCCTTTGTCTATGCCTGCTAGGAACGCAGGTAGATCACTCATACTAGCTTGACCTGATTTAACCTGTGCTACAAATTCTTTCATGGGACCTGCAACAGCGCCAAACTGACTTTCTAGCACGCCGCCGGTTTCGCTTACAGCACCGCCAAACTTAAAGTATTCTAATGCCAGCCTGCCCATACCCGGAGCCAAATCATTCATTTTTCCTTCTAACGCTTTCATAGCTTCACGTTGTGTAGTATTTGCTCCCATCAGAGTGGCCTGAAGTACAGCATCTTGGTTTTGCTGTTTGGCTTTTTCACGTTCCTGAGCAAGTGTGGTACCGTTGATCTTAGCAAGTTGACTTTCTAGTACTGCTCGCTGTTGTGTCACTGCTGCAACTCTATCTCCTGAACGTGAAATTTCGTCAAAGCTCATTCCAGCCAGTTGTAAATTTTCAATCGTTTCAGCGGTTCTTGCAGCTTGTTCTTCAAATCCAATACCCATTCTTAACATACTTTTGCCAGCGCCATCGCGAACTTGCTTATTAAGTTGTGCAAACACTCGAGCGCCGGATGCTGTACCACCGCCAAAAAGTGCTACAGAACTAGCACTTTGTTTCAATGCATTGGTTAATTGATCTAACTGTAATCCAGCTGTATTAGCTACATTACGCATATTATCCATGCTGTAACCAAAATCAAATCCTGATTGTGCTGCACTGTTATAAGAATCTACCTGCTTGGCCAGCGCACCACTTAGAACACTGAAGGCAGCAACAGTAGTCCCTCCTACTATTTTTCCAATTGCACCAAATCGGCCAACTGTAGCATTAGCTAATTTTGCAGCAGTGTCAGAAATGCCGCCCATTGCACCTTGCATACTACTAGAGTTTGCAGCAATACCAGCAGCACCTTTTGTTAGGCTGCTAATAAAACCACTAGCATACCTAGCAGACTGCGCCAGCACACCAGATGTGTTTTGCACTGAACTATCTAAACTATCAAATGATTGGTTTAATCTACCGGCAGAACGTGCTGCTTTTCCGGCATTCACATCAAATCGTTGAGCGCCAGCGCCTCCAGCGCCGCCTCCGCCACTATCCATATTCCTTAGTGCGCCGAGAATAGCAGTCAAGGTACTGTCTTGTGCAGCATTATTTGCTACAACTGAGCCTATCCCTGGAATGTCAACTGTTACTGCCAATTTCTAGTCCTAGTTATATACGCATATAAATACTATACACGTAGATATATAACTTATTTACCTTGGAGAAAATGACCTTGAGTACAGAATCCCCTACACCAGAGGAGCTCAGGAGTATGCAAGAAGCTCTAGCTAGAGCACAGGCACAGCCAACACAATCAGGTAATCCTCTTGCAGGCTATATGAGAACACCACAGATATACTTGTCTTTACCAAGCAAAGGCAAGTATTGGAAAGAAGACAGTGTTGACTGGCCCAGCAATGGCGAATTACCAGTGCTAGCTATGAGTACAAGAGATGAACTTGTGCTAAAAAGTCCTGATGCACTAATGAATGGACAAGCTGTGGTCGATGTTATAGAACACTGCATACCTGCTATCAAAGATGCTTGGGAGATTCCAGTATGCGATTTTGACCATATTCTAATAGGTATCAGAATTGCCAGTTACGGCGAACAGATGGAATACACAAGCACTTGTCCGCAGTGCAATGAACTTAATGAGTATGAAATTGATCTACGCATGTTCATTGATATGCCTGTAGATACCAGTGGCTATCAAAACGAAACTGTTTACAAGGATCTTAGATTAAAACTAAAACCTGCTACCTATCGCAGTATTAACGCCAGCAATATGGAAGCATTTGAACAGCAAAGAATGTTTGCAGTAGTCCAAGCCACTGATATGTCAGAAGAAGAAAAACTAAAACGTTTTAACGAAGTTTTTGCTAAGTTGACAGAGCTAAACGTAAAACAGCTAGCAGATGTAATAGAATACGTTACTCTTCCCAATGGCGAAAAAGTAGACAACAGGCTGTATCTAAATGAGTTTATTGAAAACAGCGACAGAACTGTTATAGATGCTGTTCAAAAGCATCAAAATCAAATTAACTCAGGTATGCCAGAAAAAAGCATCCCAACAACTTGCCCTGATTGCAATCACAGCTATAACACACCATTTACGTTTGACCAAGCAAATTTTTTCGAATCCGTCTCTTAACCTTGTCTTCTGACGAGATTGGCAAAATGTTACAAGGTTACGACAACGACATAAGAAGTTTCAAACGTCGTTTACTTGAAGCATGCTGGTATATGAGAGGCGGTATAACGTATGGTGAAATGCTTGAAATGGGTGTTAACGATGTGCCTTTGATAGAAGACATTGTTAAAGACAATCTGGAAGTTACTAAGAAAAGCGGAATGCCTTTCTTTTAAAAATCATCAGCGTCTTTTGTATTTTCATTTGGTAAAAAGTCTTCAGCTTTTAGATTTAGTTTGTTAGCCATATTATGAGGAGATTCTGCTGCATCTCCTTTAACATAGGTAAGCTCTATCTTAGTATATATGTCGAACTTAAAGCCAAGTTCTGTAATTTTATCAATAAATTCAATAAATGCATGTTCTGCATCACTTTGTGTACGTTTATCCATGTGTGTATCTCTTACAAACTTTTTCTAGGTAGACTATTTACACTTTACTTGAGACTACATTATAACTTACTATTTGGTTTTGTCAACCTTAAGTGATGAACTACGTTCATCCAAACACTCACTAACGTTCGTGTTTAATTTTTTCTTTATAACTAATGATTTAATATTTCCCAGAAGTTTCAGTCAGACGGAACCACGTAATGGTCCCGCCTAATCTGGTGACATTTCCCGTCATTATCCAGCATCCGGAAGTAGGTATTTGTAGCACTCCAAGGACTCTGACCTTTTCCCACCTACGTCGACAGATAGTATACGCTATCCCTGTATCCTCGTTCCTAGTTGATACAGTGTTTAGGAGTATTGCCTGCAACTCGCCAGATCCAGCCGTATTTCTACTGCCTCAAGGCGTTGATTCAAAGTTGCTATATTAAGCCTGTTTGTTTGATTC